ATGACGTATGATGTGCCGGAATATATTATATTATATATGCACCCGGATCTGATGGCGCCATATTCTATCGCGCTCCCATCGGCGAGGGTTAGGGGGACGGCGGACAGGCTGTTGACCTGGACAGTGGCCGCCCCAGTGTTGGTGGCCGACGCCTTGAAATAGATGGGCATGCCGACTATGTGCTGTGTCAGCGCGGGCGATAGGGCCAAGGTAATGGCATTGGCCGAACCGCCTGCCGCGGCGTAGGTGTGAGGCGCGGAGCCGTCCTGATCGAGGCCGTCATGGCGGTGGTTGAACACCTTGTTGAGCCAGGCCGCCCATACCCTGGTCCCCAGTATTCCCTGGCTCCTGTCACCGTCACTGAATATTGTTTTAGCCATTTTTGGATATCCTTTGCTTAGATTTTACCATGAAGAAAGCGCCGATCGTTTCCAAGTGTTTGTAGCCGTGCATATATATATATAATTGGCATCTACTCTGATTTCTCCGAGTGTGCCGGTTGCCGTGGCTGATGAAGGGGCTGTGTTGAGCGCGGATAATTTAAACTGAGGAGCCTTTACGGAGCCGCTGGACACGATAACATCCCCTGTAATATTCACAGGGGACCCAATAATATTTAAAGCATCCCACCCCGGAAGAGGACATTGTATAGTTTCTGATACGACCGTCGGGAAAGTGGAGGCCTGCGAAGCGCTAAAACCGTATGCTCCGATAGTCCCTGATGTGTGAAGACCGTGAGTACCTAAATTTACATCACTAGTCGCGCCGGTGTAAGGGACTAAATTGGGAGCGGTGACGGAGGTATTAGCTACAAGATTACCCGCAGTGATGGTCCCTCCGGACGTGGTAAGGTTGCGGTTGTTTAAATTAACATCAGTAGTGGCACCAGTGTAAGGTATGTTAAATAAGACATCCTTCCAGGTATATGAATTATCATCGTTTTTAGCACAGACGTAAACCCGGTCGTGATTTGCATGGGGATCTTGCTCTGAAAAAACACCTTCTTCGTAAAGAACTCTCCCCACCATTAAAGAGGTGCAAGCTTCTTTTGTTTGAGGTTGCAAATGGACATAACCATCTATAGTGACATGCCCGGACAAAGCTGTGGTGCCAAACACTTGCAATTTGTTTTTGCCGTCATCGGAACCCAGACCTACTAAAACTTTCCCCGTAGTTGCTAAATTGTGACTCCCTAAATTTACATCGTTTGCCGCGCCGGTGTAGGGGACAGCGTCGGCAAAAACTTTCCAGCTATAGGTATTATCCGGGTTTTTGCTACAAACTTCAGGCCTAGAGTCGTTAGATGAATAATTATAATTTCTAAAAGTCCCCACACTATTATGGTCACAAATTAAATTATCAATACTGGCCGTTAACTTTGTGTATTTTGCGATTGCAGAATGCTCCCCAAGATCAATATCCGCCGTCGCACCCGTGTACGGAATTAAGTTCGCGGCCGTAACTGTCCCGGAAAATGTCTTGACCCCCGCGATGATTTCGTCTCCGGTCCTGTGGACCACCGTTTCCCCTATTGTTGACAGCATTGTGGCGCCGGTGATTTTTTTGGAAACCCCGCCCTGGACTATGAATAACGTGTCGGCGTCTCCCAGCGAGGTTGCCGTAGGAAGCTCCGAGACCTTCTTCGATGCGGCAAACGAGCATGCCGCGCAGCATAGTAAAATGGCCAGCGAATAAATTATCTTGTTCATATTCCCTCCCTAATCCTGCTCTTCCAGCAGGATCTTGATGTCGTCGTCACCCTTTATTATCTCGCCCTCTTCCGTGGTCACGTAAGAGGCATAATTATAAACAATCCTGGTGTGGGCCGGCTTCAGGTCGTTCAGCCATGTCTCGAAATCGCTGTCGTTTTCCCACCATTGCAGGTAATCGCCGGCGCAGGATTCGCCGGCGCGAAACGCATAACTGTCAAGGGTTGAGCAGATGATGCTCCAGAGAAAGGGGTTGCCGTCGATGCATTCCTCGATGTCTATGTCGTAGCCTCGGCCGGCGGCCAGGGCGATGAAATACGGCACCGAGAGGCCGCCTTTCTCACGGATCTTGGAGATGACCCTGTCCCTGCGCATCTGAAGAGGGTCTTCTATTCCTGGGTTAAGGTGGAGGAGTTTTTCCCACCTGGGGATCAGCTCGTCGGCGAACTGCGGGAAAATCTGCCGGAGCAGGTCCATGGCCCGGTCATAGGCCCTGTCAAGGGCGGCGCCTTCCACTGCGATGTCGGCATCAAAAGCCCCCTCCAGGATCTTGAGGGGAAAGAGCTGCCTCAATATGTCCTCATGCCGCTGTGACATTTATCGCTCCGGGCCGCAGCATGTGATGGGTGGTTGGTGTCACGTCAGTGGCCGGTGTCGATATGGTTGCGTTCACCGCGCCGTTGTTGACCGCGATGGCCAAAAGCTGTGACCTGTACAGCACCTGGTCGGGGACCAGCGAATTGATGAATGTAGTGATCTCGTCGGTGACTACGGTGAGATCCACGTCTTCGCCGGCGACGGTCATGGTTACGGCCTGGGTGGTGATCGTCGGCGCTATGATATGGACGCTGTCGTCACCCGCGCCCACCGGCCGGACATCGTCGATGTATGCCTTGACCTGATCCATGAGCCCCTGGGCCGGGATCTCGGAGCCGGTGGTGGTCTTGTTGGCCATGATCACCACATCGACGGTGCCGTCGCCGCGAGCCAGGGGGAAGCACCAGGCCCCGGCCACGTTGTCTATGGAGAGCGCCCACTGGACATAGTCGTAACGGTTGCCGCCGGCAGGGGGACGCCGCATGATGGCGATAAGGCGGGAGAGGAGCGCCTCGGGGGTCTCCTGGTAGGTGGGCTCGACGGCATGGAGCCAGGCATGGTGCTGAAGGTTCGCAGCGTCGGACGAGTCGGGGAATATCTGGTCGGCGATGTAATTCTGCATCCTGTAGAGGCCCCACAGGGCGCTGGCATGGCAGGCCGCCCGGATGAACGCCTCGCTCCCCTCGGCAGTGTCGATGGCCTTGCCGTCGCCGTCAACCTGGTTGCGGTAGTCGGTTAAAATGGCGTTTAAAAGGTCGTTGAATGACTTGTCAAAAGGCGTCTGCATCAGACCACCTCCACGAATTTGTCATAGGTTACCGCCGCCCCCTTGGCGTCGATCACCGTCACAGACGCCTTGAGCCGGGACTTGTCAACCAGCGTGTCCTTCTCCATCTGGACGGTGATCACCGACGCCCGGCCGCTGTCGATGAGCCACTGGAGCGCCGCCTTGATGTCGCCTTTGATGAGCTGGGCGGTGGCGTCGGTGTTCTTCATCCGCTCCCGTTTTTTGAGGCCGAAGGCCGGGTCCAGGAAGAACGACCCCTGGACGATCTCCAGGGACAGGATGACGTTGGTCACCAGCTCGTTGCCTTCGCTGTATGACATAAGGAGCCTGCCATTTTCGGTGATGATATTGATGGACATTATTCCTGCTCAGTGGGGACCGGGGAAGACCCGTGGTGATGGCCGTTGTAGATGTCACGGTCCCCCTGCATGGTGCGCTTGTAGTCGCGCACGTTGTTGTCGGTTGACCAGATGAGGCCGGGGGTGACGATGTGCCCGCCCGTGTCGCCGTATTCCCCACGGCAGTCGATCCCGCCCTCCACCAACAGGTCGCCGGTGCAGTAGGTTAGCGGGGCGTCCAGGGTGATCTGCTGGTTGGCCTTTACATGGATGGTGTCGTCCTGCTTTATGTGGCAGAACTGGCCGCGGTCGTCATAAATGGCGATCTCCCCCACGGCCAGGGCGATCCGGTAGCGGCGGTCGTCGGAGCCTATGCAGGTGATCACGTTCCCCTCGACCGACACCACCATCTCGGCGCCGGCCTTGGGCCGGGAGGCGAAACCATAGTGCTGGAGGAACTCCCTGGCGGTGAACTGCTCGCCGGGGCGGCCCCGGCCGGAAAAGAGCCTTACCGCGCCGTCCGCCACCGCCTGTATGATGCCGCGGATGATCATCTACGCCCCTTTCCTTTTATCAGCACGTCCTCAACCAGGCCCGGCGGCGACAGCCTGACCGTGGTCCTGGCCCCGCCTTCCTTGTCCAGCCTCAGGGTGCGCCCGGACACCAGGAATATGCCGTTGACATTGAAGATGTCGTCCGTGACCCTGATTATCCGGTTGATTGTGATGTTCCGCCCTCCCAGGGAATGGCGGGGGAGATCGTAGGTGAGCCTGTAGCCGTCGTGGCGCATCTTTTCCATGATCAGCCTGGCGTGCTGCTTGGGGGTCAGGGAGTCGTTGCAGGAAACCGTCACATAGGGCTTGTAAAAGGGAAA